TGAGTTAGCGTAGATAGGAGTATCCGTCCTTGAGGCCAAAGACGGACTAATCTCTCCAAACTGAAAGTTGCTAATCGGAACGCGAATACGAGCCATTAACTGCGCCTTTCAGTAATAAACCTCGAATGTGGAATCTTGCGTGTTGTTTGTTGCTGCGAATCAGTGCTTCTGGCCTTTGCCATAGCCTGTTGTGCAGATGTTGACATTAGCTGTGCAAGGCTTGCATCTCTAGCAATAGAGGTTGCAAACACATTGGCTAGCCCAAACTCAACCGCAACTGTGAAGTATGAAGGCCAATATTCTTCATCTGGCCTGTAGGTGTAATCTGCAATAACAACATCTGTTTCTGCTGTATCTGCATAAACCATGTCGCCATAAATCTGATAATCAATCTGCAAGTCACTAACTGTAACTGCATGAACCATAAGAGTATCGTTAGCTAGTTGATATGCACGATCATATCTACCTGTTGGCGCATCGCTCAAAAGGTTTAGAACTGCTTGATTTGTTGCAAACCGCCAGCGTGTATTGACCAACGCAGCCCTAGCAAAGTCCTCATACATATTCACAGAGACAAGAGCCTCTGTGCTTCCATCATCAAATGATGTAATCGGTTCGGCACCAATAAGAATCAATGCCCTTGAACATATATCAACAGGAGAATCTGCTGTAGTGCTGGTTACCGCCATGTGAAGTGAGGGGGCCGAAGCCCCCTCTCCCTATTAGTCACCGTCTGTTTCAACGATAGCTGTGCCATCAGAAACGTCAACAACTGTGCCAGTGTTCGACAGAACATTGACAAAGTGTGTTGTTGGTGTGTTTGAATCAACGACAAGAATAACATCACGAACTGCAAGCATGTTCGCTGCGTCATTAAAGTAGCCAGAGGTATTCACCGCAGCGATTGCATCGGTGGATGAATAGAACCAAAGGTTGCCGTTTGAAGCACCAGCTAGACGAGTAAGGTTTGCTGCACTGTAAGCCATTTTTCTTACCCCCTATTAGTTGTTATCCAAGACTTCATAGATACCGTTGTCATCAATAACAACCGCACCCATTGACATCATGGATGTTACAAGATGAGAAACACGCTCTGGAACATAGTTCAACTCAGTTGAAACATCTGCGCCAACACCAAGGCCAACAGCGGATGTATGGTATGCCATGTTCTTACCAGCGGTTACTGCTGAAGTTGAGAAGATCTTGAATCCAAGAAACTCCTTCATGCTCATGCCACCAGCATAAGGCAGATTTTGCTCACCGACAAAATCACTTGAGGCAAACTCAGTGATTAGGAACAGATCAGCATAACCCTTTGGGTGCATAGCCAGATAACGACCACCATCTTCTGGAATGTTTGCAGAGCCAAATGTCTCAAACAAAGACAGAAGGTCAGCCTTTTCCAAAGCAGAGCTAGTATCGTGAATCTGGGTTGAGTTAGCACCAGCATCCATAGCAGTAATCAGAAGTTCATCTGTCTTACGTCCAAGAGCAGCAGCAGCAGATTTAGCTACAGCTTGACGCTCATCAATGTTGGTCTTTAGCTCATCCAGCTTGTCGATGTACTCGGCAGCGTAGAAGTCGCTCATTGTTGCCTCGACATTGGTGTGTGCCAATTCCATTGGTGTTACCATGCCGTTGCGAGATTTAGTTGAAGCAGAGCCAGTGCCGATCTTTTGGAAGCGGACAACTGAGCCGGACACATTACCTACTGTACGCACTGTGTTCCGCAGTTTGGAACCCATGCGCTGATAAGCCATGTGAACCTCTGATTCAAACTGTTTAATAAAGGCGGTGTCGATTGTATTCGCCATTTTACAGTCCTTCTCTAAAGGTGTTGAGTTACAGTTCTGCGGTTGTCTGCTTTGACATCTTCAACGCGAGTATCCTTGCGGGTCGCTCAGTGCATTACAGGCCGTGTAAATCCACCAATAACATCATTATGTTGCGGTGTGCAACGCACAAAACGCATCATAGTGTGTCCGTGCATTTCATACATATTGTCGTCAAATACAAACCCGCACCAGCTTAACCACATAATTGTGTCATGATGATCGGCTGGAACAAAGTTTTCTATGTATTCATATCCATTCTGTAAGAGTGCAATAGTTTCTGTGCAACCACGCAAGAAGGGACGAAAGTTATTTGTAATTCCGTGAGTTCCAAGCAGCCATACTCTTGCACCACTGTCCTCAATTGGAACAGTGCCACACATGCCTATAGGCGTTTCATCTAACATTAATGTGTATGTATGTGCGCCATCTACAGCAAAAGGCTCAGTAAGAGCTTCTAACGGTTGTAATCCGTGTATAAGGCACTCACGCAGATCATGCAGTCGTAGATCATCTGCTATAAATTCAGCGTCATGGGGTCGGCTTTTTATTAACGAGAGCCGACCAACTCGCACAAACTCTTTAGCCATAAAGACGTTTGAATCCATCTTCAACTTGCTTGATGAAAACAGGATCTCTCCTTACTGGATCATGGTATCTTGGGTCAAGCATCATTTGCTTCAACTCATTTTCATTTGTCTGTGCAGCAGGGATGCTTGTTCCAGATGGCCCATCTTGACGCAAGTTTTCCATAATATGCTCAAGAGCAAGCACACCATCTGCTGTTTCACACATACGCTCGATTGCGCCTAGATGATCTTCACTAAAAAACTGATTAGCAAACAAGCTAACCGCTTCTGTTCTTGCAGACGCATTATCACCTAGCTTGGCAAGTTCAGCATCATAATCAGGCACATCAGCATTGAGAGCGTTCATGTACATGTTGATGCCTTCTTGAAACTCCTCATTACTATAACCGTTTTCAAAAGCTGTGTTAGCCCACCATGTTAGCAGTTCATTCCCATCAGCCATCTCTGTGTCAAAGCCTTCGGGCAACTCATAGTCACCTACTTCTGCTGGGCGATTTTCAAACGCTTGGCTTTCAATCTCCTTCATAACAGCGGCGCGTACTTCTTCTTCTTTTTGCCCCAGCTTTGTTTCTAGGTTCGTGTAACCATTAGCCAGATCTTCTGGTGAGTTAAACTTCTGTGGCAACCACTCAGGTCTGCCAGCGTCTTGTTGCAGTAACGGATCACCACCTTCGGTAACAACGCCACTATCTTCAGTTGCTTCTGTTGCTTCTTCATTCATCGTTTTTAACCCTATGTGCGTGACGGATGCGTGATTCTAAGAGGCCAACAATATATCGCTGCCCTTCCATGTGACGCAGTTCCGCATCGGAAACCCCTGCGCCATTAACTTGTTCTATGGTAATGGACCTTAGATAACTCAATACCTCTTCCCCAGAAGGGGTGGCAAATAGACTAGCTATATTCAAGCTAATCTTTGAGTCCTCTGTTTTGTCCCGCTGAAATCCATCTAATCCTAGATAGACGTTATTGTTGCGGCTCAATCATTTCCTCCCCTTGAGGTTGAGACATCTGCTGCTGCATAGCCATCTGCTGTGCCATAGCCATCATTTGTCTGCGTTCCTCAAGGTCGCGGATCAGTGTGTCGGGTACACCAAACTTCTTAGCTAGGTATGCCGCAGTATCTTCTGAGTTAATAAGAAGGTTCATAACCTCTGGGCCAAAGCTGCCTTGCACAAGCTCAAGCCAACGCGCAACGGAGGAAATATCTTGGTTAGCCTGTGCCTGTGCAAGTGGCGATACAGAACGAACCTTAACCTCTCTGCCATTAATTGTAGGGAGTTCGATGCGTCCTTGTTTCTTTAAAATATACACTACGCGCTGTAGAACAGGTTGTACCAACTCAGCTTGGAGCCGTCCGAAAGCAGAACCAATACGGCGTGACAGATCTGCCATCCGCTCTGCAACTTCTGTTGCAGAAGCTGGGGTTCTGTCAGGATTACCAAGCATATCATTATACAAAGCCCTCTTGATGTTGAGCCTCATATCAGACAACACAAGATTTGCTACGTCAAACGAACCCGCTGCACGAATAGGCTCAAGCCCCCTAGATCCTGTAGCCTTTGGTATAACTGTTCCCGGAACCAAGTTAATCGTATCAGGGTTTACTACCCCATCATCTTCCATTTGATAGATCCCTGAGATCGCCATCTGTGCGTTCTCAAGGATAAGTTCAATGGTGAGATTGGTGGTTTTGATCGCTGATAGAGCGTTGATAAGCGGTCCTCGTCCGTATGTTTCGCCGCTGCACTTCGACCAGCGGAAACAAATAAAAGGATTTGACCCCACACCTTGATACTTCTCCTCACGGATTATCTCTTTGGTGTTGCACTCAATAGCATAGAATAGATACGCATCTTCATTCTTTATAGAGTAATCTTTGCATACAACCTCAAGAATCTTAATCCGTTCTTCTGGCTGTCTATCAATCCGTTCTTGTAGCTTCTTGCTAATCTTAGCCTTTGGATACATGTTTGGTATGTCAGAGTTTCTAACCTGACGCTCACGAAACACATGATCTATCTTGTCATCAGGCCCAGAGTCCAACACAACATGTGGCAATGGGATGGCTGAAAACACTACAGGATTTATAGCATCTCCTTCAGCAACAGACAGGACGCCAGTACCAACGGCAAGATCCATAAAGGATTCGTGTACTTCCTGACCAAAGTTAGAGTTCTGAATTACCTCAAAAACATAGTCAGTTACCTCATCGAGTTCATTATCCACCGAGTCACGCTCTGTGGTAGGAATCTCTGATCCCGCACGAAAATCAGCCCAACGTGCAAAATTCGGTACCAAGCCTTGCTGCAAGCGCGAGGCAAACTCTTGAACGCCAACCACCGCTGTTTCATCAAAGATCTTATCGTCTCTGCGCTGTCCAATAGTTTCATAATAGAATGACTCCCTTTGAGGTAGAGCATATTCATAACACTCCTCAAACAAAGGAACAAAGTTTTCTCTAAGAGATTTGGCTTTATCGTATTTTTTCAAATACATAGCAGCAACTTTATCGTCACCGCCCATAGCCCCCATGTTTGAATCAGTGTATGTAATCATTTACTATACTCGTTGTAGTAACCCATGCCACCACCAGAGCTAGAAATCAAAGATCTTCGACCACGACCACGCCGCATCTCAGATACAGTCTGCTCAAGTGCCTCTTGCTTTGCAGTCTTTTTTTCTTCCATAGCCTTAGCCTTCTGAGCTTCTTGCTCAGCTTTGACGCTTGGGTCAATAGAAGGTGCGCGTGAACCGCCGCCTATACACATGTTAACCTCCTCGGCTAAAGGTTATTCCTAAACATAGTTTGCTGCATAGCGCAACGCACAAATCAAAGTCTTGCCCATAATCCTTGACGCTTTGGCTGTTTCTGCTTTCTAGCAAACACATCAAACTCAGCTTTCGCATTAAAGGCTCTAAGAGGCTTTTGCCCCGATATTAACTGTCTGCCCTCACCAGCACCCAGCATTAGATACTGCAAGGCGTCATGTATGTGAGAGTACATATTCTTATCCGGCTTGTCATCAAACCTCTCACCAGACACCTGTAATCTTTTGTAACTATAGCCGCCTTCAAATCCTTTTATAAGCGTAGGGCAACGGCGATCAATCATAAACGCTGGTTTGCCCTCGACCATCTTGTTTAGGTTAGACGATACAGCTTCTAAGCGTAGATCTACCGAGTTGCTATGAGTTGGTTGTGCGCGGAGTCCAGCACCTCTAAGTATCTGGAACGGTGTGCTTTCATCAGTCTGTGCGCGGAAGTCACCAGCCGGATCACCAAAGATATGCACATCAAGGCCATCAAACCTAGTAGCAATCTCTTGGCGCAGCATCTCAGCAAAACGAACAATGCCCATATCAATAGCAACAATCTCTGACTGTATTAGCCATCTGCCCCTAACCTTCTGACCAAACACAGCAGCAGGAGTCAAACCAAAGTCGATACCAATGTACAATGGAACACCAGCAGCAATTGGTATTTCTTCTTTGG